CCCCACAAGCACGATGAGCTGCTACAAGTGTGGATTGCACAAGCCTCGAGGGCTTGGCAGTTTCAAACGCCTGCTCAATCAGAGTATGTTTATCTGCGAAGAGTGTCGTCCCACAAAGGTCGCTGCGTGCTCTTGGCGGCAAATTCGCTGAGTTCACGCAGTAGCGCCTTTTCTTCGTTGGAAATGGGCGACAGAGCCTGGCTGACAGAGCTAACAACTTCCCCGGTTTCGACTTCGTAAGCTTCATCATCGGCATAGTCATCCGAAAAATCTTCAATCTCACGATGGAGGTTGCTGGCAAGCTTGCGACGGCCAACCGTGGCAATGTGCTTTTCCAATGTGATGCCAAAGGCGGCAGGCGATGAAAATAGCCGCTTTTTAAGTAGTTTCAAAACAAATTCGGTGGCCATGCGTTCGCCGTCCGTCGTGGCCTGCTTCAAGCGCAACTCAGAATATTGGCGTAGAGCTTGGTGAGCCTGACGCTCTTCGTCGGTGTGGGGTACCTCAATGTGTTTGACCATGCGCTCAGCAAAGCGACGACTCCCATCCCAGCGCAGCTTGAGTTCGGACTTCATTCGCCGGACCATGACTGCATCGAGCTGGTTACGGTCAGGAGTGACAGCCCGAGCAAATCGTTGGTTATCAAGCAACTCCAGCAATGCAGCAAAACTTTCGCGATAACCGTTATGCGGGGTAGCAGACAAGAAGAGCTTGTGCTCAAAATGCGGGCCAAGAGAACGGATTGCCCTGGTGCGCTGTGAGTCCGTGGCGTACTTGCCACGGCCAGAGGGCGCAACGTTGTGCGCCTCATCCACGATCATTAGGTCATATGCGCGCGGGTAGGTTGGCTGGTCACCCGCGGGAAGCGTTTCACGGAAGGTGCGTAACGGTCTCTCGCGCTTGAGAAAATCGACTGATGTGATCAACCGCGGGAAATGTGACCATGGATTGACATGGATACCCCGCTTGCGACGCAGCTGGCTAATGGTTTCACTGTCAATGATGCGAAATTCCAGACCAAATTTGTCGCGCATTTCCTCCTGCCACTGCACTTGCAGGGAAGATGGGCAGATGATCAAAACAGAGCGCACCCGGTGGCGCAGGATCATTTCCTGTACCACCAAGCCAGCTTCAACCGTTTTTCCAAGACCAACGTCATCGGCAATCAGCAGGTTCACCCGCGGCATGGACAGGGCGCGAACCACCGGATCCAACTGATACTCGTCAATTTCAATACCACTGCGGAAGGGTGACTGCAGGGCTTTGTCATCAGCTTGGGAGACTGCCCCCCAGCGGACTGCATCTAAAAAGGCCTGTAAGCGCTTTGGATGGTCGAATGAATCAGGGTCCGGTAGCGTGGATTTTTCATGCACCTGGGTGCCGGGTTCCAGCTCCCAAATGACATTCAGTTCTTCACCAATCCCGTCATCCTCGACAGAGGACAGCTTAATTAGGTGGGTGGGCCGCGCACCATCTCCGCCCAAGCCAGGAGCTGAAGGAATTATTTCTGTGACGACAAATGGTCGTTTCCGAACGATAGCAAGTTGGCCAATTTCGGGAGTCATTGCTGTTTCCTGTCAAAGTGGCGCACGTTGTCGCGCTTGAATGAGAAATTCAAAGGATGGATTTTGGTGCGGCTCCCCAATTCTTGAAGTTCACCTGAACTGCTTATTAGGGTAATTTCATAGCCTGACCTATAAATTCCCTCAACACGCCATTCTTTCTCCCGAATGACTGTTTGAGAGCCAGGTTTGTTGGCCAAAAAGTGGTTCATTCAATGTTCCTTAAATCACTAACCGACCTACTCGAGGGGTACCCGGGAGCAAGTGCGGCACTTTCAACGCCGTAAAGTGTTTGTGAATTCTTCAGCCAAAGATGGTGCTCTTTGGGATCAAGGCTGTGCTTGGCCGAGCAATCAACCGACCAGCGTCTCAAGGCATAACCGACGAGTGGAGCTCGCATGTCAAGCGCCAGCATGCCGTTGTGCATCATGAAGTCGGCCTCGATCGCCTTGGGGTGGGCAATGCCTGGGTGGGGCACCAGCTCGATATGGACCAGTCGTGCCCACTGCACATCTGACTCAATTTGTTCTTCGACTGGTATGGGCTGGTCAATGGCCTTGGCTTTGACGATTCGTGTCAATGCAAAGTCGGCAAAGCGGCCTCGCTCACGGTCATATGCGCGCAAATGCCAACGTAGGCCAGTGTCGGCCAAGGCCAGAGGGCACAGCGTCTTTGTTGACGCTCCTGAGCTTAGTGACAGGTAATTGACCTTGACTTGGCGTCTGCCAGCGATGGCGCGGGTAAGTGTTGCCAGCGTTTCAATGTCGGGCTTGACCAGGTCGCTGGCGCTTTCACAGGGAACGGTGCGCTTGAGCTTTTGGTCCATGTTGTCACCAAAGCCTGCGCGGAACCAGGTAAGCACACGCTCTGCAGAGTGCTCAAAAAGCGGGGTGAAGCGGTCGGTCGTTGCGTACTTCCGCTGACCTGCGTCATAAAAGAGGTTCAGTGGAGCCAGGCGGCGGTACGTGCTCAGGTCGCGTGCTGAGGCGGCAGGCTTGACTCCAAATCGTCGCTCAATGTCCGCGCGAGTCAGATCGCCGCAGAAGAAGGCTTTGACTTCAATGTAGAAAAGTCGCTCTCTTTGCGTCTGCGTCAGGTCGTCAAGTGCAGCAGCGACTCGTTTGTTGACCACGGATTTGTCTCCATCTTATTTGCTCGTGTTCCACTCTAGCATATTCAATGACTACACTTAATCATTTTGATGCAGATAAGCGGCATTGGTGCTAGAATTTTTTAGAACGATCAGGTTGGATCCGGTCGTCAGGCCCGAAATCATCACTTTTAGGAGATGAACATGTCTTTTTGGCAAATCTTGGGGCGATTCGCTGTGTCCGACACCGGTGAAACCTTGCAAAAGGTCTCGGACACCACCAGCGTCTCGTCTGACGGCACGACCTACACAAAGATGGGCTCGACCACCGTTGGGTCAGATGGGTCTGTCTTCACTCAGATGGGAAGCTTTAGCACTGATGGCAGCACCCGCATGGGCAGCACGGCCACTGGACTTGGCGCTGTTTTCAACAACTCGAGCGACGACTTTGGGTTCGGCTCTAAAAAATCCAGAAATGACTTTGACGATTTTTAAGGTACTTGAACTTCATGCAGATTGAAATCGTCATTGGCAATATCGTCCAGCAACCGGATGTCGATGCCTTGGTTAATTCGGCCAACGCAAATCTTCGCTTTGGATCAGGCGTGGCCGGTGCCATTCATACTGCAGCCGGGCCAGAACTTGAGCAGTATTGCCGCCGCCATTCACCGATTGCGCTGGGTGAAGCTGTTGTGACCCCCGGCTTTGAACTGCCCAACCCATTTGTGATTCACGCTAGGGCAGCCAGTTTCATAAATGACGACCACCCCGAGAAATACCTTGACCTTGCAGTAGCGCAGACGCTGCGTGTGGCCAAAGAGGCGGGAATTAAATCAATGGCGATGCCAGCCATTGGGACTGGCGTGTTTAAGTTCCCACCAGAGTTATCTGCTGAAATCATCATCAACGGCCTACTGAGTCGGAGTGAGGACTACCCAGAGATTCATTTGGTTCGGATTTGCGTTGGCACGCAAGAAATGAAGGCCGTTTTCGCTTCTACTTTGGCTGCAAAAATATCTTCTCCTGCATAGACCAATCCATTGGAAACGGCTCCATCAGGTCCTTCATCGTTAGTTGCGCTGGGTATTTTCCGTCCAAGATGGCTTCGACGACGGTGGGTGACAAGTAGGCCAGACGCAGGATTCGGCTCACAAACGATGGGCTGATGTTCTCGGACTTGGCCATGTCCTCAATTGAAGCGTGGGTGCCGTCAAATAGTTTGCGATGCCAGCGGTGGCCACGTGCCAGCAGTTTGACCATGGCGTTGTCAATCAAGGCCTCACGCCGCTCGATCGCCCGAGAACCGTCGGGCATCACGATCACGGCTTTGCCACCTCGTCTGCGAAAAGTCATCGGTATCTCGGTCGTGAAACCCGCCTCGGTCACGTTGCTCATGCCGCCTCCAGTTCTTTTTGTGGTTCAAGTGTGTCGCGCAGCAAGTTATTCAAGCCCTTGTCGTGCCACTTGATGGTGATGCCGTCCTTGCGCACCGTGATGCGTTCAACCAGGGTGTGCAGGACCTTGGCCTGCTCAGCTGGAAATAACTCCTCCCAGATCGCGTCGATGGACTGCAATGCGCCAACGGCATGCGGTTCTTCCACTGTGGGGCGCTGCGTATTGACCTCTCGCACCGCATGGGCCAGCACCTCGGGTGAGCGTAAGATGCCGCGCATCTTTTCAACCACCACCTGTTCGATCTCACCGGCAGGGATGCGGCAAATATCGCAGCTTTCCTTGCCGATCTTGATCGAGTCGGTGTTGATGTAATAGCGGTAGGTTTTGTGCTTCTTGCGTGTCCAGCCAGGCGTGAAGGCCCGTCCTTGCTCCGAGAACAGCAACCCTCGCAGTAGGGACGGCGCGCTGCCACGTCCGGCCAGCCTGCCCTTGTTCATGGGTGTGCCGTTTTTCAGGTGCGTTTGCACCGTGTCCCAAAGCTCCTGGGTGATGATGCCGTCGTGCTCGCCGGGGAAGTGCTGTCCCTTATAGGCAGCAATGCCGATGTAGACCGGGTTGCTGAAGATCTTGTAGACCGCGCCCTTGGTGATCAGCTTGCCTTGGCGTTCGACGCCCTTGGACGTTGTCCACGACTTGGAGGTGACGCCGCGTTTGCGCAGGTGTTTGACGATGGTCGACATCGATGGCGTCGCGGCAAAGCGGGAGAACATCTCTTGGATGATGGCCGACTCCTGCGGATTGGCCACCAGCTTGCGATCCACCACGTCGTAGCCCAGGGCGGGCATACCGCCCATCCAGATGCCGCGCTTACGGGAGGCCGCGATCTTGTCGCGCACACGCTCACCGGACAGTTCGCGTTCAAATTGTGCAAAGGAGAGCAGGATGTTGAGCGTCAACCGCCCCATGGAGGTGGTGGTGTTGAAGGACTGGGTGACCGACACAAAGGTCACCTTGTACTGATCAAACAGTTCGACTAACTTTGCAAAGTCGGCAAGCGACCGTGACAGCCGGTCGATCTTGTAGACCACGATGGTGTTCACCAAGCCCTTACGGACGTCTTCGAGCAGGCGCTTAATGGCCGGGCGCTCAAGGGTGCCGCCTGAGAAGCCGCCGTCGTCGTACCGGTCCTTGAGCATCATCCAGCCCTCAGACTTTTGGCTGGCAATGTAATTGGCGCAGGCGTCGTGCTGGGCGTCCAGCGAGTTGAAGTTTTGGTCCAAGCCTTCTTCGGTGGACTTGCGTGTGTAGATCGCGCACAGGACTTTAGGGGTGGCGGTCATCAGATGCTCCTTCCAGCAGACATGCCAAAGAAGGTCCAGCCGTTTCGGTTGGTGCCGGTGATCACCATTGCAATGCGCGAGATGGACCTGTAGCGCTGGCCTGCGTATTCAAAGTCATCGACGTGCACCAACACCTCGTGGCGCTGGCCGTCCCATTCACGAATCAGGCGGGTTCCGGCAAGTGGCCTGCCGTCCGTGCGGCGGCGGCGCACGTCCGGTTTGCCGCCGTCGAGTTGCTCACCCAGTTTTTCCAGGCGCTTGATGGTCTCGCGCCGCAGCCCACCAAGGGCCAGTTCCTGGATCCGGTAAGCCAGACGCGTTTCAAGGAAGCGCCGGTTAAACGGCGGCGGTTCGGTCAGAAACATCTCTCGCCACATCTGCTTGAGATCCGGGGTGGGTGAGGTCTTGAGGGCTGCAACGCGTGCAACAAGTGAGTCATTCATAGGTGTTGTCCTTGGTAGTCAAAACACCTGTATGAACGCTCTCTTCAGTACGGTTAGCAAGTTGAGCTTCGCGTTTTTGGCGGTCCAGAAGGCGAATAGCGCCCTGGGCCAGGATCGCGCCGATGACGGCCATAGGGCTTGGCTCGGCGGGGGCGGTTGGTGGTGGGGTGCGTTTTGGGGCGATCATGTAGGTTCATACCGCCGCAGGGGGGTGTTTTTCTCAGGGCACTGCCGGTTGGACTGGCCCGTTTACACCCCACTTGCACAATTTTTTGTCGTTGCGCTATAATGCAACGACGTAACGACTATCTAGGACTTTCATGAACCCATTTGGCACCTATGTGCGCACCAAGCGAGAGGAGGCTGGCATGACGCTGACCGAATTCGCTCGGCAACTGGAGATCAGTCCCGCCTACTGGTCTCGCATCGAAACGGGGCGTGAAAACCCCCCAAAAGATGAACTGATCAAAAAAGCAGCAACCATCCTTGGCTTGAGCGAGGATGAGTTGTTCATTGAGGCATCCCGTCTGCCCCCCGACATGCAAGAGGAAGTCGCTGAGGTCGTTCGTCTGTACCGTTCCAAAAACCCGAAGACTTAAGACACACCTATGCCAGCACTCGAACTTCACTACCGCCGCAATCGCCGTTATGAGCCGCATTACGCCAAACACGCAGACATCGAAAAAGTCGCTGCTGATGTTCGTAGACAACTTGGGCTTTCAGACCGCCGCGCACTGACCATCGCAGACGTTGCTGCTATCAAAGAGCTTAACGTCAACGGCATCACGTATGACGTCTGGCTCGACCTTGATCACGAAGTGCATGATGAACAGCAGAACCCGGTGCTTGGGGTTTTTGAATTTACGCCGAGTAGTTCAATTAACGCTGTACAGGTTAGTGTGTCACCAGCCAGTTCGGGTCTAAGTGAAGAGGTCCGGTTGTCAACCTTGGCTCATGAAATGGGTCACGCAATTTTTGATGGGCCTGCGCTGGTAGCGCACCATCAAAATCAGCCGCTGGCAGACCTAATGCAGACGGGTACCGTGCGTGCATTCAGGTCGGTGACGGAAACGCAGACTCCAACCCATAGGGTTGATAAGCATTTGCCAGAACACATCAAATTCGCGGAATTACGTGCAAATGAGTTTATGGGCTCCCTGTTAGTGCCCCGAGATCTGTTGTGGGAAGCGGTGATGGAGGAAGCCCCAAAGCACGCGCTTGAAATCCGTTACGGTGAAGACACCCTGTTTGCAGAGACGCTAGACGGTGAAAAAAAGATCGTCTGGTCCGATGTCACCTACGACATGGACTGTTGGTCCTTTACACGTGCTTTGGCTCCGCATTTTGGGGTCAATCCAGCATTCATGGAGGTACGCATGATGCGCTACGGAATGATCACGTCGGATAACAAGACAAACTGAACCGGGTCAAACAAAAGCGGGCACCTGCGGGTGCCTTTTCTTGAACTGTATCGTTAACCATTGACTAAACGCGCAAAGGCAAAAGAAGATGAAAAACCAAACCATTGACCAAACCTACCTCGACGCCGCGCTGGCGGCGGCGGCAACCCGGACTTACCGCCTCGCAGCCCGCCTGGGACTTCCCAGCGCGGACAGGGAAGACATGCAGCAAGAGTTGCTGCTTGACTTGCTTGAACGAGCTCCAGATTTTGATCCGCAACGCGCCTGCGCCAACACGTACACCGGCGTTGTCTCCCAGCACCGCGCCGTTGAGGTGCTCGATGCGCTGATGAAGGACCGCGCGCGCATGTGCTTCTTCTCGGGAGGCAGTGAAGCGGCCAATGACGCGCAGATGGGGGAGCCTGATCAGCACTTAGACGACAACGTGGTGCCCATGTGGGCCGACGAAACCGATTTGATCGCTGACCACATGGCTTTGCTGGACCTGGATAAAGCCCGCAAGTACATGAACGATGAGCAACTCGAATTTTTCGATTTGCTTGATGCCCACCTCGACCTGTCCACTGCCTGCAAAGCCAGTGGCGTATCCAGTGCCACGTTCTATCGGCGCGTCAATGAAATGCAAATGCACCTTCGAATGTTCGGTTTCAGGTTGGCGGCGTAAGCCCAATGCCGCAGACCAAAGTGGCCTGAGAAAAACCATGACCTCGACCAGTAAGAACCTACATATCGCGTGAAAAGCAACGAGCAGTGAGCTCCGCCATCAGCGCGATTCCAAGAGACGGCAGCACCACCCGGTCGGGTTGTGCAAGCCAATTGATCAACACGCTGATGGAGCCTGAAATTGTTAGCACCTACAAAATTTCTCGAAATCACCCAGGCCCACCTGGGCTTGCCACCAGACCCGATGCCGCTCGTGCAAGAGCGCAAGGTCTACGTACCTACCGTTGCCTTGTGTGAGGCAAACCTGTGCGACTGGATTGCCAGTGCCTCTGTGGGGCAAGCCATTCTTTATCACGAGGGCTTGTTACTGCGGGATCGCTCTGAGATCAGCAGTGACCGCTCCACCAAAGAGCGCGCACGCATTCATGCCGTCGCGCGCAGAGCCTGGATCGCTTGCGAGTTCGGTCTCGTGCATCTTTTTAGCCAGCGTATTTCAGATAGCAACTACCGGTATCTGGCCATACGAACGAGCAGTTCCCTAAAGCCACCAGAAATTCGCGCTCGATTGCGCACCGCACAACCCGCCCCCCGTAAAGCCCATTGAAAGAGAGATACAGATGATCGTCACACCCGCCATCCTGGACGAAATCGGCCAGCTTTCCATGGCAGAGCTTGATGCTTTGCCACTTGCTGAACTGGACCACCTGATCAGGCAGGTCAGTGAGGTCCGTGATACCGCCCGACACTACGAAGCGGCGCTGCACTCAACGCTGAACAATCGTTTTGCACAACAGGCCCAGCAGCTTCGCCAAGAGGCTGGCAAGTCCACCGGCACGGTGCGCTTTGAGGTCGACGGCTACTTGGTCGTCGCCGATTTACCCAAGCGCCCTGAATACAACCAGGTCAAGCTCAAAGAAGCAGTGGAAGCCCTACGCAAGTGGGGCGAGGACCCAGAGAACTATGTCGGCATCGAGATCAAAGTCGCCGAGTCCAAGTACACCGCCTGGCCACCCGGCATCCGAGATTTATTCGAGCCTGCACGCACGCTCAAAACGGGCAAGCCCAGCTACAAGCTCGAGCAAATCAAGTCCGGCGTCATTCCCGACGCTGCCAACGACAGTCACTTTGGTGGGGGTGTTTGATGGCCATCTCACTTGCACAACTCACCCGCGCCAATACGCCCAAGCCACCCCGCATCCTGATACACGGTGTTGCTGGCGTTGGTAAAACAACCTTCGCCGCAGAAGCCAACAACCCGGTGTTCGTCCAAACGGAAGACGGCCTGGGAACAATTCCGGCAGCCAACTTCCCGCTTGCTCGAACCTACGAAGATGTCATCGGTTCTTTGGGCTCACTCTATACCGAGGATCATGACTTCAAAACCGTGGTCATTGACAGCGTCGATTGGCTTGAGCCTCTGGTCTGGGGCAAGGCCTGCCGCGACAACGGATGGGGATCCATCGAAGACGCCGGTTACGGCAAAGGCTACGTCGCCGCATTGAGCCTGTGGCGTCAGTACATCGACGGCCTGAACGCGCTGCGTGACGACCGTGGCATGACCGTGGTGCAAATCGCGCATACCGACATCAAGCGTTTTGACTCGCCTGAGCACGACCCGTACGACAGGTACGTCATCAAGTTGCACACCCGCGCAGCGGCGCTGATGCAGGAGCACTCGGACATCGTGCTTTTTGCCAACTACCGCATCTCGACAGTGAAGGCCGATGTCGGCTTCAACAAAAAAGTTAACCGTGCCATGGGCTCGGGCGAACGGGTGATTCATACCGCCGAGCGCCCAGCTTTTCTGGCCAAGAACCGCTATGGCCTGCCCGAGACCCTGCCACTGGACTGGCAGTCATTTGCCCAGGCCATGCCCGATGTGATCAAGCCCATGTTGATCGCCAACCCAGTCACCCCCACCAACCTCACCACCTGAAATTGAAATAGGAGAAATCACCATGGCTTCATTCGGACAAACTTTCGACGCATCCTCAATCGAGCCCAGCAGCGGCTACGACGTCCTGCCGCCCGGTAAATACCTCGCCCAAATCGTTGCCAGCGAAATGCGCGCAACCAAGGACGGTCTGGGTCAGTACCTTTACCTTGAGGTGGATGTCATTGAGGGGCAGTACGCAGGTCGCAAGCTCTTTGACCGCCTGAACCTCATCAATGCCAATGCAGATGCTGTGCAAATCGCACAGCGCACGCTGTCATCTATCTGCCGCGCCGTTGGCAAGTTGCAGGTCAGCAACTCCGAACAACTGCACCTCATCCCTTTGATTGCAGATGTGCGTGTGCGTCCCCCGAAGGGCATGTACGGCGAGAGCAACTCGGTCCGCTACCTGCCACGCGGCGGCCAGGCTGCAAACGCACCGACTTTCAGCACCGGTCCTGCCAATCCGCCAGCGCGTCCTGCCATGGCTACGGCAACGCCCGCTGCCAACGGACTGCCCTGGAAGCGTCAGGCCTGAGGTCCCAATGCACGAACACTTCACATTGCATCAAGGTGCGCCCGAGTCGGTGCACCTGCCGGACTCGGCGCAGAACTGTCGTGAGCGGATGGCGGCGCTGCAAGGCGAGATTGCTTCTATCCGTATTCAGATCGCCACGACTGACATCCGGCGGCAGACGGAGAAGAAGACACTTGATGCTGCCTGGTTCCACCGTGCCAAAACCGCGCTGCGCTTAAAGCAGCAGGAACTGGCGCAGGTGACGGCGCATCTTGCGACCTTTGATAAACGCGCAGCGCCCAAGCACCGTGATGCCTTCAAAGACACCTTGATTGAAGTGGTGCGTGAAAACTGCAATGACCAGGAGTGGGCGGGCCTGGTGCAACGTGCGCGTGACTTGCACGCCAGCCAAGGGGGAAACCATGGCTGAACTGCCCGCCATCACAAGCCTCACCCGCGAGGCCATCTTCTCTGGCTATGAAGCGGATGCAAGTGACGGGTTTCGCAGCCACCTTGGCGCGTCCCTCATTGGCAAGGAATGCGAGCGCGCGCTTTGGTACGACTTTCGGTGGGTCACGCGCAGCAAGCACACAGGACGGTTGTTGCGCTTGTTTGAAACCGGTCAACTGGAGGAAGCCCGAATGGTGCTGAACCTGCGGCGAACCGGAGCAACTGTGCTCGAAGTTGATCCCGAGACCGGGCGTCAGTTTCGGGTGCAGGCCCATGGTGGTCACTTTGGGGGCTCGCTTGACGGTCTTGCCATCAATTTGCTTGAAGCACCCAAATCCTGGCATGTGCTGGAGTTCAAGACGCACTCCAACAAGAGCTTTGGCGATCTGGTGGCCAAGAAGGTGCGCGAGTCCAAGCCGCAGCACTTTGCCCAGATGCAAATCTACATGCACCTGATGGGTATTACCCGAGCGATGTACTTGGCTGTGAACAAGGACACCGATGACCTGTATGTCGAACGCGTGGAGGCAGATGTCACTTATGCGGAACTTCTTCTGGAAAAAGCCCGGCGAATCATCTTCGCCCAAAGCCCACTGCCGCGCATCAGCGAGGACCCCAGTTGGTATCAGTGCCGCATGTGTGACCACGCACCGGTTTGCCACGCAAGCGGCAACAGCGTGGTGGCACCTGCGATCAATTGCCGTACTTGCCTGCACTCAACACCCGTGGATGGTGGTTGGCATTGCGACCGGCATCAAAAACGGCTGACCGAAGTTGATCAGCGCACCGGCTGTGAGCAACACCTTTACCTGCCGCCACTTGTTCCTGCATCGCAAGTCGATGCGGGTGACGACTGGGTTGACTACGAATTTACCAACGGAGTGCGCTGGCGCGATGCTGGTTTGAACAAGCACGCCGCCAACTGAATCCCGAACCGCAAACCTAAACGCAATTGAAAAAGGAATCCCGTCATGAGCTTTTCCCTTCGCCACTACCAAAGCGCTGCCATCCAAGGCATCTACAACTACTTCCAAGATGAGAGCGGCAACCCGCTGGTGGTGATTCCCACCGCTGGCGGCAAGTCCCTCGTCATGGCCACCTTTGTTGAAGGTGTGCTCAAAGCCTTTCCAGATCAGCGCATCCTGATCGTGACGCATGTGCGTGAGCTGATTGAGCAGAACTTTGCCGAACTCCAAAAGCTTTGGCCGCAAGCTCCGGCAGGCATTTATTCCGCTGGCCTTAAAAAGCGAGAGATCCGCGCACAGATTCTGTTTGCTGGCATCCAGTCCATCCACAAGCGCGTGTACGACGTTCAGAAATGCGATTTGGTGCTGATCGATGAAGCGCATCTGATCCCGCGATCTTCGAACACGATGTACCGCAAATTTCTTGATGGTTTAAAGCGCCTGAACCCAGACCTCAAAGTCATTGGGTTGACGGCCACACCATACCGCCTGGATTCTGGGTTATTGCATGAAGGCGATGAGGCCATCTTCACCGACATCGCCTACGAGGTTTCGGTGCGCGAGTTGATTGATGACCACTACCTCTCGCCACTGATCTCCAAGCGCATGGCAACGCAAATTGACCTCACAGGTGTGGGCACGCGCGGCGGTGAGTTCATCCCGAAGGACTTGGAAGCGGCCATTGACCAGGACGCCATCACACAAAGTGCAGTCAATGAAATCTTCTCGTACTCATCTAACCGCAAAAGCTGGCTGATCTTTTGTGCTGGCGTGGACCATGCGCACCACGTGCGTGATGCGGTGCGCAGCAGAGGGGTGACTTGCGAAACGATTGTGGGCGATACGCCCAGTGCCCAGCGCGAGGCCATCATCAATGACTTCAAGGCCGGGCGGATTCAGTGCCTGACCAACGCTAATGTTTTGACGACCGGTTTCAACGCGCCTGCGGTAGATCTGATTGCCATGCTGCGCCCAACCAAGTCGGCGGGTTTGTATGTGCAAATCGTGGGCCGGGGCTGCCGTCTTGCAACGGGCAAGACCGACTGCCTGGTACTGGACTTCGCAGGGAATATTGCGCGCCACGGACCCATTGACGCCATCAAGCCCAAGACGCCCAAAGCGGGTGAAGACGGCGATGCGCCCACCAAAGTCTGCCCAGAGTGCGACAGCATCGTGCATGCGGCGGTACGTCAGTGCCCCGACTGTGGCCACATGTTTCCTGAGCCGCAAATCAAGATTGACGCCAAAGCCAGTACTTTGGACATCTTGTCTGGCGGTCCACCTGAGTGGGTGCCCGTGACACGGGTGAGCTATGCCCGGCACGACAAGACTGGAAAGCCGCCGTCACTTCGGGTCGATTACTGGAGTGGTCTGAGTTCCCACAGCGAATGGGTTTGCATTGAGCACCAGGGCTATGCGCGGCAAAAGGCTGCGAGCTGGTGGGCCAACCGAGCACCGGGGCTGCCACTTCCCCGTGGTGTTGATGAAGCTCTGGCCGTATCGCAGCGGCTCAAGTGCCCATCGCAGATCGCGGTGCGCCCGAGCGGGCGTTACACAGAAATCGTCGGCGCGCGCTTTTGATGTCGGGCGCATAAATGATGTGCGCCATTTGCAGGCGCGATGCCCGAGGGTATGGGTTCGCGCCATGTTTGATCCGTATTGATGCGCCGAGCGTGAAGTTGTGCTCCAGGCGCTGTCAAAACATTGCAGCAAGGCTAAAGGGAATGATTGATCCAAACCAACACGAAACCAATGCGCTGGCGGCGGCCTGCCAGACAGGGGGCGAGTACGTCGAGTCACTCGCCAAAACAGACTTGGCCAGTTTCACCGCAGTGGAGTGGTCAACCTTGATTGATGTGGTCGTGACCGCGTTTCAAGACTCACTTCGCACTGCCTATGCAGACGATCCACCATTTTGAAGGAACGCATGAATCCAAACAATTACATGGCCCAGCTTGGGGCCACACTCGTAGATCGCGGCTATGCCATTCTGCCGATCCAGCCCAGCACCAAAAAGCCCGGCATGTTTCGCCTGGGTGCCTGGCAGGACTACCCCAAGTGGAGCCGCCACTGTGAGCGCGACACAACCGAAAACGAAGTCGACATCTGGGGCGACTGGCCCGAGGCTGGCATTGGTATTGCCGCAGGCAAGGTGATCGGCATCGACATTGATGTACTGCAGTCCAAAGACATCGCAGTCCAAATTGAAGGCTTGGCCAAGCGGCTGCTGGGCGACACACCGGCAGTTCGTATTG